TCGTCATGAAGTTGCACTAGTGCGCCAGTAACTGTAGTGGTATCCGCGTCGATTGTCGAAATATCAACATCACCTACTTCGTCATGCAATTGAGCAATAGCTCCAGTGATTGTATCATCACCCGTTGCAACATCAGTAATGTCTACTTGACCAATTTTAGCATCAATTGTATTAACACCATCTAAAAGATTAGAATCACTGGCCGCAGCTGCAGGTCCGCCAGAAAATGCAATAGTAGCAGTATCGTCTGCTGTACCGATTTGATCATCTAGCTCATTAATAGCTGCAGCTAAATTCTTAGCTTCTGTACTCAGGATATCTGAAACTAAGTTATTACTGGTTCCTCGTGCTGCGGTATCTAATTCATTTACACCGCCAACTAAACCTTCCGTTGAATTAGTTGATATCGTATAATTAGTAGCGCTACGATCACCACGAGCAGCTACTTCCAATTCATTTACGCCACCAACTAAACCATCATCTGAATCGGTATTCAGCGTGTAGTTAGTAAGAGCTGTTCCTCTAGCTACTTCTTCTAACTCGTCAATTGCAGCAATAATATTATGAGCATCTGTTTGTATTTCATAATCGGTAACTTCAGTAGCTGCATCTCGAATAATATTTTCTAATTCGTTAATAGAATTTACGACATCAGATGTATCATTGGTTTGTAAATCTGCAATTTCACCAATATCATCTTGCACTTCATTAATTGCTGTCACTAGATCAGTAGAGATTACCTTTACGTCTGAATTTGCGGATAGTTTCTGATTAAACTCTACAGCCCCAGCACCTTCAGCATATCCTACGATAGACGTTAAGTAGGAACTGCTTATAGTGGTTTCGCCTAATACTTTAAGATCAGCGCTAGAAGAAAACGAGCCATTTATAGTTTTTAAATAACAAGAAGAGCTATTTGAATGATACACTTTACCGTAAAACGATGCGTGGGCCGAAACATCAATCTCACTAGCTTGATCAGCACCTTGATATACGAGTGTACCATTAGTTAAGGAATTAATTTGAGCCGTTGTTGGATTATTTAATTCTATTCTCCCGGCCACAGATGGACAATGGTATTGAAAGCTTTCTAACCCTTGAGAATATTCAAGGCCATTAACTGTTACTCTAATTGAACCTTTTGCAAAGCTTTCAGAGACAATTCTTACAATATCTGAACTAGCTATTGTGCCACCGCCAGTAATATTTAAAGCCGTAGCAGTATCAAGATCGCCGCTGCTATTTTTTACAATAATTTTTCTTTTATTTTCAATAATATGAACGGCAGCTACAGTAGCACTATAATCATAATTTGGTAGGCTACCCTGAGTTATTTCATCGCCAGCTGAGACCGGAGAAGTAGACCCATCAACTAGAATAATAGTTCCAGCAGTATTATCAATAAAGGTATCAGCAATATTTTGAAATCTAACTAAATCACTTGAGCTTTCTTGAATAATAATTGACTGCTTTAATCCATTAACATTATCGTGCGATAAAATGCGATCTGTTAACCGTTGATCATCTAATCTGTCATCAGCGCCAAGATTAGCAGCAATTTCATTACTATGTTGTCTAAGTTCTTCAAAGGTATTAGTCTTTAAAGTTTTAATTAAATTGTCTGACATTTATTTTCCACCTAATTCTTTTATTAGTGCTTTTATTTCAGCAAGTTCAGTTTTTATATTAGCTATTTCGTCGGCCTGCATTTTTTTCTTAGAGATTTTTTCAAGCCTTTGGGCATATGCAGTCTTATTGTTATTTATAACGGCATTGCTATCAATATCTCGTTCTAAATCAAAATTATCTTCAACTTTTATTCTGGTCATTATATTGTCGCAATTGCTCTAAAGTCTTTAATTTTAGGTACATTAATGCTATGTTTACTTCTCATAACAATCTTAATTGAGAATCTACTGAATGGTCTTTGCTCCGTTGTAGGTAATTGATACCGAACGTCTTGGAACACGTCATTTTCATTGAATGGTATAGTCTCATCAGGATTCATTAGAGTCCATGTAAGATCATCAAATTCGATGTCAGAATTATCAGTTATCTTATAGTATACGTCAATTGATGTATGGTTCGGCCTAGTAGCATTAATATATACGTCTAATACTTCCGCGTCAGTATCTAATTCAACAGTTTTAGTAATATATTTACTAGCAGAACTAGTACCACTATTAGCTGTATCGGGCACTAATGTTCCTCTAGTAGTATATGCACTAGATTCACTAACAGTATCGTTTACTCTATTTTGAATAGTAAATAGAGAAGTTCTAGTCATATCTAATACGGGTGATATATTTTCAGCCGTTGTATTAAATTTACCTTGAATGAATGCAGTACCGCTGATAGATTTATATACTTCATTAATCGAACTAGCAATGACTGCAGGATGACTAAGATCAAAGTTGCTATTAGCAATAATATCGGTATAATTTGCATCAGGAGTATAATTACCCTTTTGACCTGAATGGCCATCGGGTGATTTTGCTGCATATCCCTTATAACCAAATCTAATATCAGCACCAGGGAATTCAATAACAGAGGTATTTAATCGCACTAAATCATACATTTGATTTTGTGTTACTCTTGAGCCAGCTATACCAAAACGTCTACCAAATGAGGTTGTAGCTGCTTGACCCGGAACAATTACTACATATGAATCTAACTCTGCTTCTTTAACCAAATAAGTAGTATTATTAATCGTGGTCGTATCGGTATCATCGTATTGAAGAGTAGAAGCAGCAATTCCAGGAACAAGTTCAGTAACACCATCAGCAAGAGCAAGTTCAGTAAATGCTACTTTATGTTGGTCATCAGCTCCATACATACCATGATTTCTTTGGTGAACGCGGATTTCACACGTTGAACCAGAAGGATTACTTATAACTTCAAACGCATTAGGGCCAAGGTATGTATCATCAACATTATCATTTTCCATTGTTAGTGTACATTCATTAGTACTAAATGACGCGCGATTTAGCTTAAACTTAAGATCTTTATTTTGTTCAGGTGTCCACGTAGAAGCATTAGCTGAGGTAAAGAATACACCATTAAATGGCTGTTTAATAATTCTTTTACCAGTAACCTTATCGAATTTACTAGTTTCTGCAACCCAACATTTATAAACATCGGAGTTAGAAATAAGTACAATAGCATATTCAGCACCTTCTTTTAAGTGTACTGGGAAATCCCACTTAATATTTGTCGCTGTTCCTGCTGTTCCTGAAGCATCTACTTGTATATCAGCCGGATAAATGTTTCTATCACATCCAGGTAAAACGCGTTGTGTGGGATAACCATTTTCAACTTCACGTATAGAAACATTAACTGGTATATTAGCATCTTTAGCAGCAAAGTATAAATCAACACTAGTTACAAAACACCCACCCTTAGTTGTAACGACAAATGATTCAGCAATTGGATCATAATATTTAATCAATTGATGCTTAACCTTAGTATTAGTTCTAGAAACGGTTTTATTTTGATTAAGTTCTCGAGTCGCCAATCTTGGAACTTTAGTATTAATAATAGTTCGCTGGTATGTCTCTAAAACACCTTGCGCAAAATAATTCTGAGAAGCAGTTGTTTGTGCCAAATCATCATTATTCGTTATTGAATCAGTAAGCTTAAATAGTCGAGTACCAGTTTTGAATTTACTTGAATTATTGTTTGGAATAATAAACGATCCGTAAAGCTTACCTGCCGCGTCAGTTACTAACTTACCAGAATTAGCAGCTGATAGTGTTGAGTATTGATCGTGGAAAGTTCTACCACGATAGGATTTAGATCCTCCTTTGCTTCTCCACCATGCAGATAAATTTCTAGGCCACGAATGAATATGTGACTGGTCCCAAGTAGTTGTACTATTGAGATCTTTACAGTAACGTGTAACATTAACACCGTTAAAGAATGCATATACTCTAGTACCAGGCTTCATAAGCTCTGCTTTAAAGTAAATCTTACGAGATCTCATAAATGGAATAAAATTAGTTTCTACTAAAGCGTTACCAGATACTTTAGTTTGTACATCAGAAGCTAAATATGTTTGAACACCGCTTCTGCTTCTAGTACCTTCCTGAGTAGTAACGGTGGTTGTACGATCAACCTTAGCTCGCCAATTACCTCTTGTGTTAGCAACACCCGTTAATCGTTCAACATTATCGTGTCCAATTCTGCCTTGTCTAACATGCTTATGTCTTTTAGTAATAAGTGTTAATCGCTCAGTCGTAGATGTAGATCGCTTTCGACCTGTCCAGTTAGTTTCCCACTCGTTCCAAACTGTACCTAAAATGCCAGTTTCTTCAGCCATTGTAGCAAATTGATCATATTGACTATTATCATTAATAATAATATCTGGCCTTTGATCAACCTCTTTCCATTCGTCTGAATCTGGATCTAGCTCTAGAGTTCCGTCCCATACAACGACACTGTATGGGTTTACAAATTCTGCATAGGAGGAATACGGCTGATTAATTTCATTTACTTCAGTGTACGGTAAAGTTGCAACACCACCTCTCCGTGAAACATAAACACTGTTAGAAGCAATTGCTTGTGCTAGTGTAATATCATTTCCGCCTGAAGTTTGTTCAGATTCATTTCTAACTAAATTAATATTTCTTTCATCGAACTGTGGCCTTAGTATACCTTCCTGCTTATCAATGGCTGCAGCGTAATCTGGGTGTGCTGCATCTGCGACGTTGTGCCCAAAGAAGCCATCAACTAAGAATCCGTTTTTAAATCTTGTATCGCCTGCACCATCAAGTATTTGTGAATCGGCCGCACTTTTTTCAAGTAGCGATAAAGACGTATAGTATTCTAAGTTCTTTATTCTTTTTTCAATTTCACCGATATCTCTCATCGTATATCGTCTATGGTCTTCGCTTGAAATAATAATATCCTCTAATCCAAATACATATGGATTTAAGAAAAACGTGTATAGGTGAATGGCGTCAGTGATATTTTCTGGTTCGATTGGATTACGTCGACTTATACCTTTTATTAATTTATAGGTACCATCTTTGCTTAAAAATAGTTTATCTACTCGACCCATGTAATGTTCAACATTAACCTCTGCTGTACCAGTGCTAGGAATAACACCTGTTGCGAACAGAACACCGTTTGAAGATTGACTAGATGTTTCAAAGTTACCAGCTGAAGATTTAGTAGGTCTAAAGTCTAAGCAATCTCTTAATGGAACACCCTTATATGTTGGTATGTCGACATAGCCACCGGCTGGATAGGAATCCACTGAGAAGTAATCACCGCCTGGCTGATGTATATAATGACTAAATGTAGCAGTATATGCAACGCTATTAGCAATATTAGCATTACCTTTAAGTGTAAGTTTACCGATATCGTAATATGAATCTCTCTGGCCGTTGTCTAGAATAAAGTCTTCAGTTACATCATTACCAGATACATCTTCAACAACCGAAATGAGCTCAACAATATCATGTTTCCCTAGGGAATATTCCGTAGTACCAGTTGCTCCAGTAAATGCAGCTGTAGCACTTGCTACGTATTGTTTTGTTTTCTTTGCAATATTAGTTTTCTTAACACTACAAATAACATTAATTTCAACACTTTGATAATTAGATGGTAAGCTTTCGAAGATTATTTGGTTCGAAGCTGAACCAACGCTTGCAGTATCAACATATGCTCCGCCATCAATAGTATTAAGAGACCCACTAGTATCACCAGCATGAATCATAACATCATTAATGCTTGATAGCGTTGCAGGTAAGCTGATGGTTACATCACCACTAGCATCAGTGGTACCGCTAACCTTTACTCTAAATTCTGTATCGAGTGTATCTATCAGTGTACCTTCAGAATCTATTTGTAGAGTCGCTACAGCTCTTGCTGGTAGTGGATAAACTAGAGAGGCGTCACCTGCGTTAACACGCTGACCAGTATTTTCGAAGGTGCCTATAAATGCAGTTCCTTGTCTAATAGTGGTTGCAGTATTAAAGTTTTCTCCTGGATTCATCGTTACATCAAAAACGTGGCATCTAATTTCACTAGTACCAACTAAGTGTAAGTCCCTAATCCGGCACGTACCAATAACACCACCGCCATCTTCAATATTAGCAGTAGTAAATGTAGTAATGTCCGGAATACCTTCAACATTTGTTAACGATACATAATTGTCGTAGCCAATAGATTGAATAATTTCGCCTAGGTTAAACTTATCATCATCACCTCGTGGTTTTTCTAATACAATTGTTTCTACTTCGGTTTTTTCAATTCTCCGGCCTTCCACGTAAGCGGTAGATGGCTCAATTCCAATTGCAAATCTATTAGCTCCATATATTTCAGCTGCAGCCGTATCTACTGCGCTACCATCAGTAACAATTTCTGCATTGGTTTTAAATCCGCTGTTGGTGCCATCATTTAAATATTCATTAATGTCTAGGAGAAACGGGTTAAGAATATAATCTCCTGATTCTTCAAATGTTCTAGTTTCTAGCCTATCTGTTACTACGGTGTCGACTGGATCTTCAGATTTTTTAACCACAACGCCGCTATTAATGGTAGCAAGATGAATATAAGAATCAGTTGTTCTATTATCAAGATTTACAGGCTCTTTAATCAGCTGTGTTTCAATTACATACCGATCAGCACCAGGTGCGGTTTCATTGGTAGTTCCAGCCGCGTTATCTACTAAATCACCGTATCCAGCATCAGATGATGATTTATTACTTTCAGTTACGCTCAGGCCTACAATATAAGATGGAGTATTGCTATATTTATCTAGAATAAGACTTTCGGCTGAGATATGAACAAAATTACCAGATATAAAATATACGCCTTCAGTGACTGAAGCTTCCGAACCAATTCCAATAGGGTTAGTACCACTGCCTGCTATTGTAGCACTCTTTGTTGCACCAGTGCCTAGGGTAGTGCTGATAACCTCGTCAGCCGCAAATGTCTGAGTTTCTTCATCAGTCCCAGAGTTAGTATACTTAACATATAACGTAATTGGATCGGTTCCACCGTCAGTGGTTTCTTCAGGTATAGCATCAATAACAACTGCTGTTACACCAGTGGTAGCGCCGGTAATAGTTAAGCCTTTAAATTCATCAACTGCAGTAAGAGCTGAGCCGCTATGTGTATTTAATAGCTTAACATAATTGTATCCAATATTTACTGAAACCTTTCCGTTTAAGACGCGATCACCATCTTTAAAGTTATACTGTCCAAGCTTATCAATTTGAGATTGAAGCGCAGTTTGTAACTGAGTTAACTCGCGCGCCTGTACCGCAAAACCAGGCTTAAATAATATTCTTTGATAATTTTTGGTTTCATCAAAGTTATCGTAATAAGGTTCTTGCGCAAAGTTTTTTATATGTGTAATAGCCATCTATTTTTCTCTCTATTAAAATTCAATGATGCATTTAATATCTTCAATCTGTGAAGCACTTCTATTAATTGGATTCCGGTTTTCCAAGAAAATTACCTGACCGGTTGTTTTATTATATTCGGCCGGGTTAACCGCAGTAGATGCATCTGTGGACTGAGGAGTACCAGTACTTGTTGGGTATGAACCAGTAATATTTTCACTATTTTGAAAAACACCAAAGCCCGTTTTATCGTTTTGATAATAGTACATTCTTTCTAAGGAATCATCTATTTCAACCAGATAAGCCTTAGCACCTGAAGTGCCACCTGTAATTACCTGATCGATTGTATAACCACTAAGATCAGAACTACCAGTCATTTGTAAGTATTTTAATCCCTTAGCACTGTCAGCATCTAGAATTGCTCCAGCATTTGTTAATGGATTTTTAATAATTACTATTTGTCTGAAGTCATTATTGACTGTAATATCACCATCAACTGCTCCATCTAATTGAGCATTTACTGCAATATAGAATCCACCAAGTTCAGCTACAGGATCTGTACCGTGGCCATTTAAAGGTGCAATAACAGCTCGTGCTGCAGCATCACCCGCCGAGAAAGTAATATCAGCAACAGTATAATGATCACCTTTAGCCGTTACGGTAATAGATTCAACTGCAGTTCCAGCTGAATTCATTGTAGCGGTAGCCGCAGCACCAGTTCCGTCGCCTGTAATAATAACATTAGGCGCTGAAGATCCTCCTGCAAATGTCCCACCGTTTGTAACCTCAATTCGGTGAATACCAGCAGCAGTTGCTGAATTATATGCATCTACTTGCGATTTCTGCTGAGGATAATCAACACTTGTAGTTGCTAAAGTGGTTGACGCAGTGCTACCAGTAATAGTCATTGGAAGTGTTTTAACTGGCATAAATGAATTGGTTAAAAACGACTCTGAATTAGCAGTTGTTAATGTATACATGTACTGCCAATGATATCCATCACCACCATCGGTAATAGGTGCAGTATCAGTACCAGTTGGCTGAGAAGACGTCGCACCACCACCAGCTTTCAAGCATTTATAAACTTTAAATTCATTTGTTAGGCAGTAAAATTTCTTATCGTAAATTTCAGCATCATCTGAATCCCATGCAACAAATGTCTTACCATCTGCATAATCTTCACGTGGAATAACATGCGAAATATCGTTATTTTCTATTCGTTTTAAACCGATAACTTGAGATCGTGCTAGATTAATATCATCATTATGATCGCCTGGCGCGAATGGTGTAGTATCAGTTAAATCAGATTGTGCATTTGACCAAGCATCAGATTTACCAATACCAACATATACATGATTATTAGCGTCCTGTACGTCCTCTTTAAAGTTTTCAGCGTTTAAAACTCGAAAGGGTGTAGTAATTATAGCTGTCATTTTTATTGTCCTATATGGATAAAACTATTTACGTTTTGTTTGTTAATTGTATTTATATGATTTGAATCAATCCTTTGATGCCCAAACTGCTCAAATGTTTGATTAAAGTCGAATCTTTTACTACTATTATAGTAGCTATTTTTCTTAGAATTAAAGTAATTATTACCTTCTTCCATTTCATGATTAAGGAATATAATTAGCTTATTGAGTAAGCTAGCTCTCTGCTCTTGCTCCATCGTTGATGATATTTTTACAACTGGGTCAACGACATATCCATTACCAGGATTAGTTATATTTATTCCATTAATTTCCGAAGGAACTAGTTGTGCTTCAGCAGTTGCTAAATCTCCATAAATTGTAGTACCACCAGAGAAAGTTATAGTTGGAGGTTTATTATATCCACTGCCAGCATAATTTACAGCTATTCCATTAACTTTACCATTATTAATCGTTGAATGCGCTATGGGATAATCATATTTTATTTCAACTGAAACATTATCAATATAAGCTATACCATCGCTTCCATCGCCTTGAAATCCAATATAATCTTCGTTAGTAATTTGTGATGCTGAAATATCATATTCAAATTCAAAGTCTTGCCAATCAGTAGTAAGAGTAAACGTTTGCCAACTAGAACTCCCGTGCTCATTTGTTGAATAAGCAGCTTGCATAGTTCCTGCTCCACCACTTACTGGCTTCTTAGCTTTAAACTTAACCTTTACTGTATTACCTTGTGTTAGTTGAGCTTCATGCGGAGCATATTGTGTTAACTTCGCAACTATTCCGCCTATATCGCCTAATGGGCTATTATCTAGGCCGCCATCAGTTTGAATTTTCAATACTTCAGACGAATCAATTGTTTCAATTGATGCTGTATGTGTAACAGCATTACCAGTACTGCTTTGCTCAACAGGAGTACCTCGACGCCTCCAACTATCCCAATTGCTATTACTAACCGACGCATTTTCAAAATCTTCAGTATATAGCGGGGCTCTGGTATAAGTTACCTGAGGTGCGCTAAATATAATTTTAGGCGGTGTAGTATATAGAAGTCCGCCGTACGTGGTTAATATTGATTGTACTCCGGTTGGTTCAACTGTAAACTCCGCAGTAGCATTTACGTTAGTTGATAATAGGTTACCATCTTCGTCTAAGGCCGTAGGAGCTCCGATTGTAATTATAGGAGGAATTCTATAAGTTTTATTTGCTAACTGGCCAATATCAATTGAAGCTATTTGGCCAACACTATTGCCACCAGATTGTGGTGTAGGAAGTATAAGCTCAGCACCTACATAATTTCCATCTCCTTGATCATCAACCGTGACATTAACTATTTCGCCAAGTGCGCCAATTTCCACACTAACCTCTGCATCAGCCCCGCTACTAGATGAAACAACTACTGCTGGAGTCGATGGGTATCCCGCTCCAGGCTCAACAATATTAACCCCTGTAATATTTCCATCGGTAATAATTGCTGATAGAATAGCCTTCTTAAAGATAGTAGCTTTGGGTGATGGACCAAACATATAAGCAAACATTTCTACTAATAACGGAAGATCCTCAGCACCAATAACCCCAGGCTGAATGCCTGGCATTGACGACCACAGTTCTCTATTAGTATCCCCATAAGCAAAGAATACATCTTTATCTGTAATTAGACTGGGATCCAATCTTTGCGTTTCATTTGTATCCTTCGGCCCTTGAACAACAAATTGACCTGTGGATAAATTCTGCATTTCCTGAGTCGCATTCCGGGTATTCGTCCCTAGTGCCCGACGCGTCATTTCCCGTAAAATTTGAATTTCTCCAAAGAATATAAAGCCAGCCGGATGCACTAATCTATTAAAGGTGTAATTCCAATCCGTAATGTTCAATCCACTTTTAATTAAGTATGAAAACTTTTGATATCTAAAACTATCGTGTATTCTGTTTTTCTTTTCAGATATAAATCCTTTTTTACTAATAAACTGACCAGTAGTTGAATCCCAATCCCCAGCTGATGGTATAAGGGTATTATCATACGGCTTTTCAATTTCAACTGATTCGCCAAATAGTAATCTAAAGAATGTCTCAATAGAATCGGATGAACCTCTAATTTTATAAAAATCCACAATTCTCTTATAAAGAGTATTTTTGCTAACCAGATTAGCACCTTGATCAGCTAACTTTCTTGGAATGGATCCAGCAATTTCTCTTTGTATCATTTCCAAATATTGATTAGTTGAATCCGTAGTTGATTGTGAATTTTTATCAATATCCATTGCGTCTTCAATTGAATTTAAGACATATGAAGGCCCTGGTCCTACCCAATTTGTAATTGGAGTAGTCAATTCTGCGGTGAATCCATTAAAGGCTTCTAATCCTATAATTGACATTGTTTTACCAGTATCAGATGTTCTAGCTGCAAGTGAACCTGGAAGGTTATTACCACCAGAAATTTGAATATTAGTAGTATCAATAGGATATAGTATTTCGTTAGTAGTACCTTTTAGCGTATGAGTAGCCGAGTTACTAGGTGTTAACGAAATCGGATCTCCACCAGGAGTCAGAGATAATTGTATAGATGTTGTGTTTTGGCCGACCACGTAATAGGTTAGCGCATTAGTTAATCCACCTATATTATCGCTAACAGAAGTTACACCATATATCACTGATGTCCCTATAGGTAATCCTGCAGCCTGTAGCTCTGTGACTGTAATATTAGTATCATTAATTCCAGATGAAGTGGAATCAAGGTTGAACTCTGCTGGAATAACTCCTTCTTGAGAAATTATTTTAAGAGTTGAACTACTGCCTTGCTCATCGGTATAAAACTGGTTATTTTCGTTTTTAGGATCTAATATTCTGAAGGATGCTTTATTGTCTAATATAACATCGGTATGAGTTTCCGCATCGTCATATATGAATTCGTTTATATTCATAAATTCATAATATTTTTCTAGCAATTGCTTAATTCCGGTTTCACCTGCAGAATCTAGTATTTCACCAGGAATTAGTTGATTTATTCTCAACTTTTCTTTAGACTTCTTTTTACTCGAAGCTGTCGTTTCGATATAACCTGGTGAATTATTCTCAGCCATATTATCTTAACCTTGCGTTTGTATTATAGTCAATAGCACCAGATGCACCAGCAGTAGAAATAGTATCAATTTCTGCTGTTATTTGCACAAAGGTTTGATCGATATTTAATAATTGATCACGTTTAGGGGCTATATCTAAGCTATTTGGTGTTGCGGTAATTTTAATTTCAGTATCAGTATCAGCCGCAAAGCTGTGTAATGTTATTCTACCCTTAGATGGCTCTACTTTACCTGCATCTGAATTAATAACGATATTGGAACCATCGACTATTTTGTATATAATTATTTGACGATCTGAACTACCAACTATAGCTCTATCGCCGATATAATGATCTACACCTTCGATTTTAAATGCGGATGTTGTAATAGAAAATTCTTCAGATTTAGTATCGTATATTGGAGAAGCAAAGTTTATGATAAAATTATTCTGATCGTTAGTCGTTTTTATAGTAATTTTAGTAAACATGTACGGTCTAACAATACTGTTTAAGATCGATCGATCAGCGTTATCGATCAATTTTAAAAGCTGAGAATATCTAAATACTCCATCAAACTTATTAAGGTTATTAAAATTATAATCCGAAATGGTATCTCTCACAAGACCTTGCAATTCAACTTGAGTTCTATCGGTGAGGTTTGGATTATACTTAAAGAATACGTCTAATTCCAATTGAGTAAAGTTAGGATCTACAATTTCAGGTGTAACCGATACTATATTTTTACCAGCCAATACGCTATTAGTAATAGTACTCTTTTCTTCGCTAGTTAGCGTTTCTTCTGTCAAAGGCTTAATGGCAATATAAATTTTACCATAATCGGGTGGATCATTGTCCTCACCGCCCCAAGTAGAAATAGAAGATATATTAGCAAATCCTTTAAGAATAATTGATCTATAATCGTCTGAAGTCACTGCACGATTTTGTGTAGTAAACGTCAGTGGCGCATTAAATCTAATTGATTCAATTGATTCTCTATCGGCTCCACCAGCAGCCTTTGAGATTAGTACCGGTGTGCTATATTGAGCATCAACCAATCCACCAATAATACCAGAAAATTCAAAGTTTGTAGCACCATTGCTTTCTTCGCCGTGTGTGTAAATGTAATCAAGTGTAACGACATTATTGTTTAATGGCTTACGGCCTAAAATGCCATCACCAAAATAAACCTCGTATTTCTCACTAGTATTTTCTTGTACATAATAAATCTGAGAAGCCGAATCTATATTAAGAAGAGATTCAAATCTGCTATATACGTCATAAGATTCTGTATTTTCGTTTTGCTGTACTCGGACTCTTAGCGATGATATATCAGCATCCATATCTGGAATTTGAAACTTCTGACTTTCAATGTCATTATCAACTCTAAATTGAATAGTCTTATATGTACCTTCAGCAATTTCTACGTTATTAAATACAAATGTGTCATTAGCACCTTTAGTAACAGTCTGGGCATTTAGTACAACATACTGGTACGATTCACCTTGAACTGTAGTGGTAAACTTAGTCCCACGGTTTAATGTAAGTGTATCAGGTATAATTGGAGAAGCTGACGCATCGATTGCAAATTGTATAGTTGCTCTTGGTGCTAGTATAGAACGTGGAGTATAACCGAGAAGCTTCGCGCGGGTTACAACGTTGCCACGAATCTGAGCAGAATCAAGAAATGATTCATTAAGAGAATAATGAGCAGCCATAGCGTTATAGTGGGTATTATACGCAAGAACGTCTAACAGAACTGATAAGCCACTACCTTCAAAATCGTAGTCATTAAATTCCGTCTGCTGCTTAAGAAAGTTCTTAAGATTATTTTTAATTTGATCAAAATCTAGTTCTGATACATTTAAATTTGTGGCCATATAATATTACCTTAATCTTCTTAAAACAATTTCAACATCAGATTTAGTGTCGGTTTGTTTTATTAAAAATTTTAATGTTATTCTGTATGAGTTTTTATCTGGAATATCATCAACGCTTAAATATAATAATTCTATTCTTGGTTCTTCGTCTAGCATTCTTAAAATATTATCTTCTAATGCTAACTCAGTTACACTATCGGCGGGCTCAAAGAGTAATCCTCTTAAATTAGCACCTAGCGCTGGTTGAAATGGCCTCTCATAAAAATTGGTAAGAATCAAATTCTTTACAGCATTCTTAACAGCCTCATCATCTCTAAGTGGCATAATATCTTTACGGATAGGATGCAACTTTAAGCTTAGATCAATATCTGAATATCCCTTTTTGCGAGAGACAAGCGATGATCTACTGCTATCAGAAATATTGATCGGTGAGGTTTTTCTATCTACTGAATTAGCCATACCTTTATTTATACCTCTTGGGTAGTAGTATTCGCTATTTTAGCCTGTTGTCTTGCTACTGCTTGAGCACATGCTTCATCGAATGTTGTTACGATTCCATCATCTAAGAATCTATCAAACCTTTCTCTTACCATGTTTATATAAGTGCCACCAGTGTATGGTTCTGCATCAGGGTATTTTTTTAAAATATTGGCCTTTTTAGTTTGCCATTCAGCTTCTGTATAGTCAAAGAATTTTAATTCATCAAACGTTGTACCATTATTTTCAGCTATTGTTTTATGAAACTCTGGATATATAATCGACATAATTTCAATAGCTTTTTTCTTACTATTACTAAACAGTGGTCCAATTTGCATATTAATTAAATTTTTATATGTGCCGAAAGCGCGTTTAAGAGATCTCTGTAAAACACGCTTATTACCATACTCTAAATCAGACGGCGAGAGCTCTACCGGTTCTTCAGCAACTGGCGGTTCTTCTGGTACTTTAGGCTCTGCTGGTTGTTCGACAACAGCGCCATCAGGACTTGCTTCAACATTAGGAACTATCGAACACAAATCGCCACCACTAAGTAAATCGCCTATAAGACCATCTAAGTCTGGAACTGCAGTACTAAATTTAGCCACTATCTCAGCCTGCAATGCTAATATATCTATAGGGTTTCTAAGATTTAATAGATCATTTAACATGCCTTGTAAACTATCGACCTGCGGAAGCTCTGGAAGAAAACCAGTTAAATCCGCCTTCATAGCATTTAATTTAGCTTCTATATCACCAAGTGCATTCTTACCGCCAGACAATAGGCCATCTAGTTCGCCCTGTTTAGATTTTAAAGCATCAAGGGATGGATTCTTTCCGCATATACTCATTTATATTTTTCTCTGTCTGTTCATTAAAAAGTCCGCCGCTACTTCACATTTTTCATAATGCTCCGAAGTATCATTTTCTTCAGTTATTTCTGGATCAAATATTATAACCTTTTCAAAAAACTCTGGTATATCGTCATAATTTGTATAAGTTACTTCTTGACCATTTTCTACTACTACGAATCGTCCAGTTAAATTAAATTTTTCATACGTTACGGTTTTTCGTTCCCTAGCACCAGGTCCCCATATCTCTGTGACTGTCACTTTCATTATCGTGTTTCCTTTAAATTAATAGTTAATAATGATTTTTTATGGATTATAATAGTAATCACCGCTCGGATTAGAAGATTGATCTAAACACGTACCATTATTCCAATCGTAGTATTGACAATATTCTACAGTGTTACCCTCTGAATCCTTTATTCTTCTTGAAGCTATTGCTTCTGCTGGAGTGGCGGGAGTTCCTTGACTTCCACCACCTCCATTAGCAAATACATTAGTGGAAGAAGTAGCTGCGCTATTAGCAACCCAACTACCATGCCCACCAGTACCATCACCTAATCGATGAACACCAATGCCATTTACCTTTACGTCTCCACTTTTACCAACGGCAGGATCTCCACAGCCAGTAGAGTCTCCTTCTCGTATTACAGCCTTACTGTTAACATTCACATTAGGAGAACCACCAGCATAAGTTGTTTTATGAAACGGACTGGGGGTGGGACTTGCGTGTCCTGCATGTGAATCACCCTGTCTTACTATTCCTGGCATATGTTATCCTATGGGTTAAGATCGATTGTTGGAGCAACGATCGTAACATTACCACTTGCGGTAGTATCTTGAGTACTGCTATATGTTTCAGTCACAGCACCAGTAACACTTGAATTAAGAGTATTACCGTATGTCTCTGTAACCGCTCCGTCAACTGTTTCACCAAGTGTACCAACAACACCAATAACTTGATTAGCATTAACACTTAATGTATAATTACCAAGTGATGTATGGCCGAATGTACCAGCATTCATTATGGTCTTATTATTTAAAACTGTTGTGGCCATATTATTTGTAACAGATATTGTATTATCATTACCAACAGTTAATAGCTTATCGTTAATAACATTTGTAGTAGAGTTATTCATAACACTAAGGTTATCGTCTACACCCACGTTAGTTGAACGGC